GTGACAGCATTGACATTGGCTCCGCCTTGAATATTACCACCAATGATGTTGCCCACTGCGGAGACTAGTCCTGCTGTGCGCAAATTGCCACTGTTGACATTGCCTGTGGCACTGACTGCTGCGGCTGATACCAGCGCCACCGCCGTTACATTACCACTTGTGACATTGCCTGTGGCAGAAATTAATCCTGCTGTTAAAATATTGGCGCCAGTGATATTGGCACCAGTTATGGCACCTGTGGCCGAAACAATGCCACCAGTAAGCACATTGCCACCAGTTATGGTTCCTGTGGCTGACACTTGTCCAGCAGTGCGAACATTGCCACCTGTGACATTGGCCACTGCACTGACTGCTGCGTAACTGTTGACATTGCCACCTATTACATTGCCGCTGGCGCTCAAAGATACTGAAACAACCAACACATTGGCTTGAATGTAGTTGGTAACAAAATTGTTGGCACCAGTGATGTCGTTGATCACGGCCAAGTTGTTGCTGACTATGTTGCCGGTGACATTCAATGGAGTCAACACATTGCCCGACAAGCTCAATCCTGTGGCTTGCAAATTTCCACCAGTGATATTGCCTACTGCGCTTACTTGTCCCAGTGAATTGAGATTACCGCTTCTGACATTGCCAGTCACACTCAAACTGGGTAACACTCCCACATTGGTAGCTACCACGCCAGACAGTTGCGAACCGTCACCAACAAATACACCGCCTACTATGCTGCCAAGTGCAGTGATTTTGCCGGCTGTGATAATGTTGCCACCGGTGACATTGGCCGAAGTAGTGATTGCGCTGACGCTGTTTATTGCTGATATCACATTGCCTGACAGGCTCAACGCCACAGCATTGACAACGCCGCTGGTCAAGGTGCCTGGAATATTAGCCGACGCCGCACTTACTACACCTGCAGTAATGACATTGCCACCAGTGACATTGCCTGTAACAACTGCACTCACAGCACTTACCGCACTGAGTGCAATGACGTTGCCGCCAATCACATTGCCCACTGCACTGACATTGCCTGATGCTCTGACCAGACCTGTTGCAGACAAATTGGTAGCTACTAGTCCGGTGTTGGCAAACACCGCCACATTGGGTGTGCCATTCACACTCACACTGATATTGCCGTTGGCGCCATTGATCACCAGGTTGCTGTCGCCCAGTGCAAAAGATCCGCTGGCCACATTTGCTGTGCCTTGCACAGCAAAAGATCCACCCACTGGGTTTCTCAAAACAATACTGTCAGTGTTGGACGTGATTGTAGAGTCGCCCAGTCTTATGGTACTGCCAGACAACCAAATGTTGGCCCAACGTTGTGTGCTGGATCCAAGACTGTAAACATTGTTGGCTGCAGGTAAAATGTTGCCTGCAAATGTGGCACTGGTCGTGGCAAACACTGCACGATTACTGAGTCCACCCACACTCACTGCCACGTTGCCGCCAGGAGTCACAATGTTTACTGTGCTGTTGCCACTGACCAGATTGGATGCTGTGGTCAAAATACCAGTTAACAATGCACCATTGCCAAGAAAGTAATTGCCTATCACATTGCCTGACGCAGTCAGCGTGACAGCAGAAATTACATTGGCACCAGTGATATTTCCGTTGACCCCAGAAGTTACTAAATTTCCAGCAGTTACATTGGCTGCAACGTTGACACCACCGGTGGAAAACACTGCCACATTACTTACACCACCAATTGATACAGTGGCATTGCCACCCGAACTCACAATTCGAACATTGCTGGTTCCAGAATTAATGCTGCTGCCAGCAGTGGTTACATTGGTAAGTCCAGCACCATTGCCCACAAAATACTGGGCATAAACTGTGTCGATTCTTTGAGCAGGAGCGCCAATATCATACACAGCATCAATGCTGGGCATGATTGAACTGTTGGCTTGGATGTTGCCTATGCCATTGGCACGTAACACCAGATTGTTGTTGGTCCCGGTAACAGTAATGGTGTTACCAGTAATGACCACATTGCTATCCACCGGACCCGCAGCGAATATCTGGGTGAAATTGTTATTGACAGCTTCAAAAGCTGTTCTTAATGGTTCACCAGTGCCATCGTTGGCAGCGGCGCCTACATCTATAATATTTTGTGCCATGGATAAACAAGGTCCTCTGATGTATTTACCAAAAGGACTTGTTTGCTATTTTAGCCAATTCTTGTGTAGGTCAGATAAGCACCGCTTTGTACTGCTAAATCGTTGCTGGAAGTTTGAGCTTGAATGGTCACATTGGAATTGCTCACACTGCTTTGAATAGTGCCAGTTACTCTGGCAGCACGTGGAGTGGTACCAGTCATTGCTTGTGTGGCAGTTGCAGCAGCTGACACGTTTGAAGTTGATGTGCCGAATGCACCTGTTTGTGTGGCTTGTGCTTCCACAGTGTAGTAACAGATACCAGCATCAAAGTATGTGCTAAACGCAGTGGTAGTAGAACCTGCTGGCAGTATGGGCAAGTAAGCTTCAAATTTGTAACTTTGACCTGCTAGAACAAAGAAGCCCAAATTACCCACGTTGGCCATGGTTGCTGACGTCATGGTAGTGGTGGTATTTTGCCACACAATGTTTTCTGCACCAATGCCTCGACCACCGCTGAGTGTGTTCACTATCAACGTATTTGTGTCAGTGATGCCCGACACAGTAGTATTACCTGTAACAACGTTGGCCACTGTGCTAAAACCTGATCCAGCATTGATAACCCCGTTGTTGGTGATATTGCCCACGGCACACATGACACCGTCACTGTTGACATTTCCGCCGGTGACGTTGCCTGTGGCACTGATACCTAATGCGCCTGCGCTGACTGCACCAGTACTGATGACATTGGCACCGGTGATATTGCCTGTGACTGTGGCCAACCCTCCAGTGATCAAATTGCCACCAGTTATGTTGCCTGTGACACTGGCCAATCCTGAATTCAAAATATTTCCAGTGCTGACATTGCCAATCACACTGGCGTTATCACTTACAAACGTATTTCCACTCACTGCAAATGTGTGCAAAGGAGCCGTATTGGCCACACCCACATTGCCCACACTGTCCACTGTGACCTTGGCGGTTGCTGCGTTGCCGCTGGTGCTGGTAAAAATCTGTACCAAGGCATTGCCCAAAACACTGTTGGCTGTGCTTTTGATAGCTGACGTAACTCTAGCGCCATTTCCTGACAAATCGTTGGTATACCATTCAATGGCACCAAGCACAGTGCCATCACTCAGGGTGGTGTCAGTGTCTTCAAATCTAAACAATGGTGTGCCCACACTGGCATCGCGCCGTATCAAAAACACATTGCCAGTCACATTGCCTGTGGTGTTGACATTGCCTGCATCCACGTTGCCAGTAAAGCCCACCGCGCCAGCAAAAGTTGTACCAGTTGGGCTGATTACCATGATGTTGCTGACACCGCCAGGATTGAATGTGATGTTGCCGTTGATCACAGGAATTTCAACACTGGTAGTACCATTAAAGATCTTGTCAGCATTGATGTTGCCGGTCAGCACTGCATTGCCAGTCACCGTGAGGTTGCCCACAATGTTTACATTGGTACTTTCTAAGGTGACTAAGTCACCTGCATTTATGGTTTGAACAGTGTAATCACCGCTGACACGTTTGACTGTTGACATTTACAGATCCTTTGTGTTATTTATGCGGTTCAAAAAGTCTGCAACAGGCATGTGTCTGAGATTTGCCAGTCCGTTTAACTCGTTTACTGTGGCTGTGGTATCACCTTGCACTCGATAAAAACTAATTTTGGGGTGATCTTTTATCACAGTGGCCAACTGTCTGGCCCAGTTGCCAGTGTAGGTGGGTAAAGAATTGCTTTTTTTATAAAATTGTGTGTCGGCATACACATTGTTGAAACGATTGTTTTGTGCTGGACCCATGTCAAATCCAATGAGATACACTGCTATATTGCGGTCCAGTGCAGCGATGCCCACTGCAATAGGCCCTGAGCTAAAACCAAAATAGCTTTGTGGCACAGTTTTGGCACCCAAGCCTGGCATGGGCCTGCGAGTGTACATGCGATTTTTGGTAGCGTAGCCTGAATTTTGTATTTCTTGGCTGATTGCTTTGTCAGTGCTGACCAACACTGTGGGGGTGTGTTCACGATAAAGAGCATTACACCCATACACAGGCCCAGTTGCTTGTAGTGTTTTGACATCTACTTCAAGTCTGCTGATGCCGTTGCCTAATACAAATCCAATGCTCATAAAAAAATCCTCCCAGTATGTAGCTGGGAGGACCTGGTTGTGTTACAAATTAGGAAGTAACGTTGTCAACAATAGCAAGTTCAACTGTGGTTTGAGCAGTGCCTGATTTGATCACAGTGCCCTCGTCTGTGAAGAAATTGGTCACGTAACGCACATCATTTACTACACTTGTGGCAGCATAGGTTGAGCCACCAGCCCAGTTCAGCAGCCATTTGTTGGTCAGCTTGCTGATTGTGGTAGCAGTTGAATCACTCAAGGTGTAAGTGATGGCCATGAGTCCAGCAGCTGGAGTCACATCGTCGTCCAACACACACACGCCCACACTGTTGGCTGCACCGTCGCCTGAGCCGCCTACTGAAGTTGCTGTGAAAATTGTGCCCAAGCCATAGTTGGAAGGTGCACCTGCAGCTGGCCAGTCAGTGGTTGTGCCCACGGTGCTGATTTGATAGGCTTGACCCACCACAAACGAACCGTCGTTGACACCAGTCACATCGCCCACTAGATATTTGTGGCTGCCTTTTTGACGTATGATATAGCCCTGTGCTACACCAATACCTGAACCTGACGGTGCAGCAATGTTAACTGTTACATCAACTCTGGGGTTGGTGGCTGAAGGTGCATCGGTGGGGGCTGCACCACCAACTACACCTAGATATTGAGTGGTGTTAAGTGTTTGTGTTGGTGCATTAAAGACCGGTGCAGTCAATGATCCAAAGTTGGGGAAACCAAGATCCACACCAACGGCTGCGCCGCCATTGCCAGATCCCGTACTTGATTTTTGTATTTTAAGAGGACGTCCCATTTTGTTTCTCCTTAAAGAAGTCCGATGCGAGTTCTAGTCGCTACGCGGCGGGTTAAACCGCATAAAACGCAGAATTGCGTTGACAAGTATTTATGGATATCAAAAATAAATTGGTGCGCTGTTGCTATTTTAAATACTACATGCACCCAAATCAACTTATCGAACAAGGCAATCAATACCGCTCAAACTGTCAACCACAACAAGCCTTGGCCTGTTATGCACAGGCTTTTGTGGCAGATCCTGACTCAGCCGCAGCTTTCAACAATTATGGCAATGTGTTGCGTGAATGTGGACAACCTGCTAGAGCCATACCTTTTTTGCAACACGCCATAATACTTGAGCCCAACAACGTTACTGCTAGATTCAATTTGGCTGTGTGTCATTTGATCCAGGGAGACTATGCACAAGGATGGCCGGCCTATGAATCACGTTGGCAGTATGAACACTTGGCTGGTACACAACCGCAACACAGTCAACCCCGCTGGACAGGTGAAGACCTCAAGGACAAAACCATACTAGTGGTAGGTGAACAAGGTCACGGGGACAACATACAGTTCTGTAGATTTTTGTACAATCTGCATGTGCTGGGTGCTCGAATACTGTTACAGGTCACAGACGGGTTGATTCCCATGCTCAGTGCCAGCCCCATACTTTCCTGGGTAGGCGGATACACTGAAGAAATTCCTGAAACTTTTGACTACTGGGTGTCCATCATGAGTTTGCCAGGTGTGCTGGGAATTCACTTGCACAATCTGCCGCCACAGGTGCAGTATCTCAATCCTCCATTGAATCTCTATCAAAACTGGCTGAAACTGCTTGGACCAAAAACACGCATGCGGGTGGGATTTTCATGGTCAGGGCGCAGAGATGCTTGGCTCAACAAACACAAAGGCATGCCGTTTGAAGACATGCTGGACATTGTGCGCCGCAACCCACAATACGAATGGATCAGTCTACAAATAGATGCCACTGATGAAGAATCTCAAGCATTAGCTGATGCCGGAGTAAATTTGTATCCTGGTTCTATTCAGAGTTTTGCAGACACTGCTGCTTTGATAGCATGCACAGATGTTGTGATCAGTGTGGACACAGCCATTGCACATTTGTCAGCTGCGCTGGGTCGACCCACGTGGTTGATGTTGCAGTGGTTTGCCACAGACTGGCGTTGGATGCTGGACCGTGACTCCAGCCCATGGTACAGTACCATGCGCATATTCCGTCAACCTTCAATGGGTGACTGGGCATCAGTTACCAAGAAGATAGAACAATACTTGAGTTGGTTCAAGGTGTAAACATTTGCATTTGCGCCATGATCTTGTTTCTAAATGCTTCGCTGTGAAAATACTGTTTGTTCTTTTCAATTCTGGGCAATAGCTTGTTGTAGTCATTTAAAATAGTTCTGCCACGGATCCAGGCATCCATAAACTGTGCTATCTTGTTGATTCTGATCAATTGGTCTGACTCATTGTCCCAGGTGCGCCAGGGAACCACATCTTCAAACATGTCCAGTCCAATGTCTTGCAAGAATTTGTTCACTCCAACACAGCCCACAACAACAGGTATTTGTCGAGCCACAAAAGCCTTGCAAATTTTTTCACTCACATAAGACACGTCTGTAGAAGTTTCGGTAACAATATTTACCGCACACTGATTGTATACTTCATGTCCCACACCAACATCGTTGCGCTGTGAATCTTGTAATTCTCCACGCAACAGCATGGGGTATTGATAAGCGTAAGACCCAGCATGATCTTCGGGTCCTACAAAACTGTAAGCAACACGGCCAATAATGCCCAGACGATTTAACTCTGCCCACAACTGTGTTCTATGACTGCGCCGCCTGTTGTTGAGGCACATGACTTCTTTGCTTTTTTTTGTGCCTGCATCAAAACACAAAACATCCCACCATTGCGGGTTGCGCAACGAATACATCCATAGCCAGATAGGAAAGAACACATGGCCAGGACGTGGATCATAATAACGCTCAAAGTTGTTGGTAAGGCAGGGACGTATATTTAGAACAACTTGGTTGTCTGGAAAAGGATTGTGTGTGATGTCTAGTATTCTATCAGTGTTGCTGTGTTGATCCAACAATTTTTGAGATTGAGATTGATTTTGTAAATCGTTGTCTGTGACCACTAACGTGTGCGGGGAGAACCATTGAGTAAGATACGTTCGACTGGTATAGTGTTGCTGTGGGTTGAGATATTGAATAATTACCCCCGACTCAATATTTTTTCTTCATAAAATTTCTAATACGTTCTACATCATCCACTGTTTCTGTTGTGGTAGCTGATCCTGTGGAAGGTTGTGGCTCAGCAGGTGCTGCTATAGTGGGAGTGGTACTGGCTGTTGTAGCTGACCCTGTTGACGGTTTAGGTAGTTGCGCCGCAGGCGGAGCTGGTGGCGGGGTAGTCGATGGTATCATGGGCTTGCTTGGAGGCTGCAAAGGCTGTGCTGGTTGTGCTGGTTGTGCTGGTTGTGCCATTGGAGCTGGTTGTGCTATCGGTCCGCGCTGCTGTGGAGTTAGCATCAATGTTGGCTGTATTGGTTGTGCCATCGGCCCGGGCTGTGCTGGTTGTTGTGTTGGTTGTGCTGTTGTTGTAGTAGGTTTAGTAGTGCCACCTATACCAACTGCTGGCTGTGCTGGTTGTTGTGTTGGTCCTGGTTGTTGTGTTGGTTGTGTGGTCTGCTTTGGTTGTGCTGGTTGTTGTGTTGGTCCTGGTTGTTGTGTTGGTTGTGGTGTTTGTCCAGGTGCTGTATTGTTATCAGTTGCGGGATCTTGTGTAGCAGTGTCAGGTTGGTCTGAAACGTCGTCGGTGGTAGTCCCCGGCATTACTGGGGGCTGGGCTTCGTTTATAATGTCAATGTATTTTCTAAAAAATCTTGGATCCATGATCTGCTCCGACTCAGTTATTTAGCGGTACTGTTCAACAGTGGTAGACAACAAAAAAGGGCCTTTCGGCCCTTTTTCGTCCTTCCCATCCCTGGGTTGGTTCTCTGATTAGGAGAATGACAAGTTGGAAACTGCGATCTCGCCAACGTAGTCACCAGCGTTGCCGAAGCTGCTGGCTGTGTTGGTCAATTCGATGTAACCATAACGTGTCATGAATGACACGACTGGTTCGAATGTTGAAGGATCAAGCACAACACCGCTGCTCATCAAAGGAATGTATGGGCAGTAGAATGCTGGTGCATCAGCTTCTGAAGAACCTTTGTAGCCAACCAACACAGCTTGTGTGTCAGCAGCATAGCTGTCGACGAACACACGCATAGAGCCGTTCAATGTACCAACAAACTTGGTG